TACAGGACAAAGGAAATAAATTTCACTTTTTCCAGCTTACAAATTTTTTAGAAGGCAAAGACGTTTCACTTTCAACGCTTAAAAAAATAGATTACTTCGTAAACAAATAAAATTTTTAGATTAAAAACGTAGGCGCAGACTTAATTGTTTGCGCTTTTTTTGTTCTACACAACTAATTGTTAATAAATTCTTTTTGTTATTGTTGAAAAATTAATCATACATTTGCTTAATATCTAAACAATTAAAAATTGGAATGGTTAACTAAAGTTGCAAAGCATCACAACGAATGGGTTAAAATGGTTAATCAATTTGGCGAATATTTCTTTGCCGAAGACATAGTACAAGAAACGTACATAATGCTTATGAAGTGGAGCAGCGAAGAAAAACTATTCAAAGACGGAAACATAAGCAAAGGTTATATGTGGTTAGCTTTAAAAAATACTTTCCTTCAGCACGTGAACAAAAACAACAAAATTAAATTTATACCTTTAGATGACGTTTACAATTTAGCAGAAGAAAACAACACAGAAGAAAACGAAGCTTACAACGACTTGCTGAATAACGTAGATATTGAATGTGATAGTTGGCACTGGTACGACAAACAATTATTTGAGTTATACAAAAACACGAATAAAAGTTTACGACAAATAAGTAGTGAAACAAACATAAGCGTAACAAGTATATTTAACACAGTTAAGACTTGCAAAAAACGAATTAAAAATAACGTAGGTGAAGACTACCAAGATTTTATAAATAAAGATTACGAACTAATAAAAAAGAAAAAATGAAAAGTACAGGATTAGGCGATACAATCGCAAAGATTACAGAAGCAACAGGAATTGATAAACTTGTTAAATTTATTGCAGGTGAAGACTGCGGATGTGATGAAAGAAAAGAAAAGTTAAACAAACTATTTCCGTATGCAAAACCATTGTGTTTAACAGAAGACGAGTTTAACACGTTAGACGCTTATTTTAAGCAAAACACGAACACACTTACAAGCGATGAACAAACAAGCTTAATTGCAATTAACAACAGAGTACTAAACCAAAAATTAACGTTCAGCACCTGTTCAAGTTGTTTACGTGATTTAGTAAGTAAGTTAAGAGTAATTTACAACGAGTACAGTCCAGAACAAACAGAAGATGCAAGTAGCGAAGGTTAAAATAAACAGCATAAAGACGAACCCAAAAAACCCACGTTTAATTAAAGACGACAAGTTTAAAAAGTTAGTCAATTCAATTAAGGAATTTCCGCAAATGTTAGAACTACGTCCAATAGTTGTAGATGAAAACAATATTATTTTAGGTGGAAATATGCGACACAAAGCCTGTATTGAAGCAGGACTAAAAGAAGTTTATATTGTACAAGCAAAAGACTTAACAGAGTTACAAAAAGACGAATTTATAGTAAAAGACAACGTAGGTTTTGGAGAATGGGACTGGGATATTTTAGCAAATGAATGGGACACGGACAAATTAACGGATTGGGGTTTAGACATACCAATATTTAAAGATGCTGAAAATGAATTAAAAGACTTATCAAGTACAATAGATAATTTATATCGTATTGAAATTGTATGTAAAGACGAAGAACATCAAGAAAATACTTATAACAAATTAATAGAACAGGGTTACGAATGCCGACTTTTGACATTATAAAACAAGTAAAGCCAAGCAAAACGTTTAGGGTTGCTTCTGTAATAGGTAAATTTGATTTGCAATCTGAAAATATTGTAGAACATTTTAAGGGCGATATTGAAATACCAGAACAATGGCAAATAGGTTTAATTGTAGGAAAAAGCGGAACAGGTAAAACAACGATAGCAAAACAATTATTTGAAAATGCTTATATAACATCTTATGAATACACGAAGGAAACTGTTTTAGACGATATGCCAAAAGAATGTAGTGTTGAACAAATAACTTCAGCATTTAATTCAGTAGGGTTTTCAAGTCCACCAAGTTGGTTAAAGCCTTATTCCGTATTAAGTAACGGACAAAAAATGCGAGTTGATTTAGCAAGAGCAATATTAGAAGAACAAAAGTTTTTTGTATTTGATGAATTTACAAGTGTAGTAGATAGAAATGTTGCTCAAATAGGTTCTTTTGCTATGCAAAAAGCCATTAGAAAAACGGATAAAAAATTTATAGCAGTTACTTGTCACTTTGATGTACAAGATTGGTTACTTCCTGATTGGGTATTTAATACGGACACAATGACCTTTCAAAGTTTTGAAGGGCAAAAAAAAAATAGACCAGAAATTAAATTTGAAATATTCCATACAGGAGATAAAACAATTTGGAAAATGTTTGCTAAGCACCATTATTTAAGTCATTCGCATAATAACGCTGCAAATGTATTTATAGCAACAGTAAATAATGAGATTGCAGGATTTATAAGTGTGTTACATTTACCCCACCCAATAGCAAAAACAATTAAAAAAGTTCATAGATTAGTTATTTTACCCGATTATCAAGGAGCAGGAATAGGAATAAAATTATTAAATGAAGTAGGAAATATTTATAAACAAGATAAATGGAGATATACAATAGTAACTTCTGCGCCAAGTTTAATAAATGCGTTAAAATATTCGGATAAATGGGCTTGTAAACATTTAGGAAGAATGGTTGCAAAAGCAGGAATATTACACGGAAATAATGATTCTAATAATAATAGTAAACAAAGAGTCACGGCAAGTTTTGAATTAAAGTAACAACGAGAATACAACAATCAAATGGCAAATAAAGATATTACACCACGTTGGGAGAAAGGCGAAAGCGGAAACCCAAACGGACGTCCGAAAGGAAGTAGAAACCGAAGCACAATAGCACGTCTTTGGTTAGAAACAACACAAAAGGCAAAGAACCCAATAACAGGCGTTGAAGAAACTTTGTCGCAAGAAGATTTAGGAACTTTGGCAATGGTTAAAAAAATGCGGGACGGAGATGTTTCAGCATACAAAGCACTTATGGATAGTGGCTACGGTGCGCCTGTTCAACAAATAGAACAAACAAATATAGAACAACCTTTATTTCCTGATGTTAATACGGACGACTGCAATTAGTAAGATTGCAAAGTTAGACAAGCGAATAAAAATAATTCAAGGCGGTACTTCGGCGGGTAAAACTTTCGGGGTTATTCCTTTATTAATAGACATAGCGACAAAGCACAAAAACACGGAAATAAGTATTGTAGCTGAAAGTATTCCACATTTACGAAGGGGCGCATTAAAAGACTTCGTTAAAATAATGCGTTGGAGTAACAGGTTCTTTGAAGACAAGTTTAACAAATCTTTATTACGATACGAATTTTCAAACGGTTCTTATATAGAATTTTTTAGTGCAGACGATAGTTCAAAATTACGTGGGGCTCGTAGAGATATTCTTTATATTAACGAATGTAACAACGTAACATTTGAAGCATATAACGAACTTGCAATACGGACAAAAAAACGAATATACCTTGACTTTAACCCAGCGAATGAATTTTGGGTACATACGGAACTAAAAGACGAACCCGACACCGATTTTTTAATTTTAACTTACAAAGACAACGAAGCGCTCGATGAACGAATAGTAACAGAAATAGAAAAGAACCGCTTAAAATCCACGACAAGCAGTTATTGGGCTAATTGGTGGCGAGTATATGGCGAAGGTTTAGTCGGAATGTTAGAAGGAGTTGTATTCAGTAATTGGAAACTAATTGACACAATACCGCCTGAAGCACGGTTACTTGGTTACGGTTTAGACTTCGGGTATTCAAACGACCCAACAAGCATAGTAGAAGTTTACAATTACAACGGACAAAGAATACTAAATGAAATATGTTACCAAACAAGTTTACTAAATAACGACATAGCAAAGAAACTACAAAAACACGTAATAGCATACGCAGATAGTTCAGAGCCTAAAAGCATTGAAGAAATACGCAGAACAGGACAACAAATTAAAGGAGTAACAAAGGGCGCAGATAGTGTTAACTACGGAATACAAATAATGCAGTCGCAATCTTATTTAGTTACTTCACAAAGCACAAACTTAATCAAAGAATTAAGAGCGTACTGTTGGGATGCTGACAAGTCTGGTAAGACATTAAACAAACCGCAAGGAAAAAACGACCACGCAATAGACGCTGTTAGATACCACGAAATGGAAACGTTAGGGTTAAACAATACACACGGGCAATATTTTATACGATGAACGATTTAGAAATAATGATGCAATGCGTACAAATTTACATCTACCAAAAAAAAGGTGTAAAGGTTCGTATTTATTTACGTGACATCCGAGATATTAATATGCTGAAACAAGCTTACGAATACATACAAAAAAACGAACACAACAAAAACACGAATAATTAATTATTAAGATATGAAGTTAGAAATAAACGTACCAACAACTTTAAGTGAAATTCCATTAAAAAGCTACCAAGAATTTTTAAAGGTTCAAGAAGGAAGCAACGACGAAGAATTTATAGCACAAAAAATGGTGCAAATATTTTGCGGTATAGAATTGAAGGATATTGTAAAAATGAAGCTAACAAGTTTAAACGAATTAATAACACACTTCACAAAGTTGTTTAGCGAAAAACCAAAGTTTCAACCAACGTTTAAAATAGGCACACAAGAATTTGGATTTATTACAAACCTTGAAGAAATAAGTTTTGGCGAATACGTAGACTTGGAAAACAATTTGTTAAAGTGGGAAGACTACCATAAAGCAATGGCTGTAATGTACCGACCTATTAAAATGAAGTTCAAAGATAAATATGAGATAGTTGATTATACACCAATGGAAGAAATGCACGAGTTAATGAAGTTTACGCCTGTTGACATAGCGATTAGTTCAAGTGTTTTTTTTTGGAATTTAGGAAGCGAATTATTGACAGCTACGCTTACTTATTTGGAACGGCAGATAAAGACGAACAAGAAGACGGAAACGAGTTTAGCGAACAAGCTCAATTTGGAAAACAATGGGGTTGGTATCAATCAATTTATGCACTCGCTCAAGGAGACATTA